CCCTGATATTTTGTGCTCGAAGTCTAGAGATTTAACCCTCCCTAGACAGTCCCTTCACGGGAGCCATTGCACGACTAACGCTCAAAGAGCGCTTGGTAACAATTTCTGAGCCAGGCACTGCCATTGCCCTTAACAACGGGACTCTCGAAGGTGGCAAATCCTCCGAGTCTGGATCAAACCCGTCTTCTTGCTTAGCTTCGAACTTACGTTCAACAAGCAAAGTAGGTGGGTGAACAACGTGTTTAGGAACACGCTTATAAGAATCCTTGTATGCTATGAAACCCTCTGGTAACGTAGCTTGCTGCATCTGCATACTAGGTAAATTGGAATTAACCTGAGTAATGTAGAACTGGCCGAAAGTAGCGCCAGGAAACGCAGCATTCTGAGTCAATAAAACGGTGGGAAAACTCGCGAGAGTTCCCCCTGTCAATTGAACTTGTAAATGGAATAGCCAACCTTGAGGACCGGTGGTTGATGGCGCAGTATAGGCCGTAACACCACCTTGGTGCATCAATGTAGTAGCAATTGTGTCGACACAATTTAGATATGTTGCATCAATCTTAGGTATCGACGTGCTAGCTGGTGATTGACCTGAAATCAGTATATCGAATACACTACCCAAATCACTGGTATTGAAAACGATTGCGGATTGAGTGACACTAAGTGGCTCTAAAACGATTGGAACAGTAGCCTGAGGCGGGCCTTCGTCAGTAACAGACGCGAAGAGGCCAGTGCCTACGCTACCGAGACCGTATTGTTGAGTCGGTATAGTGCCACCTGAAGTAGCAAGAACTGGTTTAAGTAGAGTGACATCATAAGATATCCATAGAGCACCAATGTCAGCAACAGCTTGCATGCCTTCTGTCATGATCTGGAAGTTCCCAAGATCGTACAAACGTAGGTCTGTATCTGCGGCAGCAGGGCCATTGCGAACATAAAGCAGCTCAATGGGCGTCAACGAACGTTTACACTCCACTGGATGCATCAAATTGTCGGCAGGCTTTCCGTAATTGGAAAACTGTGTAATTAATGCTGAGCGCGAATCAACAAAGGGCGCTTCAACAGCATTGTAATTGGTAGCTAGGATGACCTTACCCAAAGCAGTATTGGTGCTATTGAGAGCATTTGAACTAGTGGATACAAATTCAAACACAACACCATGGATCTCGTACTGCTGAAACAAGGGCGCTATCCGTGACAACCACGGAAAGGTCTTAGAATCTCCGGGATTAAGAGCGTAAGTATTATTAGCATATAAACTCGAACCAAACACTTCTGATAGGTACTCTCGGTTACGAATACGAACAGACTGCTGGCCGAACACAGGAGGCGGGCCTGTTGCTAAACTATTACTTTGCACTGTATAATCACCACGACCGAAGATCTTACTAAACAGTCTCCCAGCTCCCTTCCCCACCAACTCACCGACCACGGAACCGATCCCGGGGGATATAACCCCCCCGAGCCCGGAACCGATCTTGGCGAGTAGATCGGAGTGGTCCGCTGAACTTCTCTTTCCCGCGGACCTGGCGCGCCCCGGGCGCACCTTTCTTTCTCTTGAACGCAGCTTCTTGAGCGCGGCTGCTTGCTTCTTGACGAAGGCTTTTTGCGCTTTGTTCTTTGGTTTTAAAGACGGCATAAATTTCTCGATTTTTGTCGAGCGGCAATGAAAACACGGGATAATTGCCAACCGAAGTTTCTAAACAATAAATACGATGATAAAATTCCTGTTCAGGAGTGATCCTACTAGAGATCACAGGATGAAAAATGGGTCGAATTTCATCCATTTCGTCAAAGTAACGCTCTAATTCTATTTGTTCCGAAACCATTATCCCATAACACTGTTCCATTACTAGCCGCGTGGTCATGTTTACAACTTTGGGTCCAGACGATTGGCCAAGGCGCGAAGTCTTGAACCAACTGTCGACCTCAGTGCGCGCCAGCGCACCGTCAGTGAGTCGTATATAGCATTGGGCCATTGATTGTAGGATGGGAACTCCAGGTGCTTCGCTAAGTACTGATAGTGCCTTTCCTCTGAGCAACTGTAATAATACTCTGTCTGAACTGGTCGCCCATTTGCCTGAAACCCACCCAAAGGATTGAAGTTTCTTAACTGGGTCAGGCACGACGACATATTCTGAGGAATCGAAGACCATAGAGCAGAATCCTGCTGTGTCAAGTCGATCGTGGAGATCGAGTTTAACGGTAAGTCCAAGCATGGTGTATCCGGTTCGAAGTAGGTCCAAATTTGTTTTGAAGGTGAGCGAAACTCCCTTGCAACAGCGTGATACAAAATTTGCAACTGAAGTCGAAGGTTGTGCAAATAATTTTGACCGCGGTATTCCTGCAAGACAGTCGTCACCCTCGACGACACATTGAACAGGTCCAATTCCAAGGACATGTTCCAGATACTTAATGACCATGAGGTTAGTGAATCCATTGCCAACTGAGGTTGACATTTCTCCAGACATGCGTTTCGCATTGATGAAAGCTTTAACATTCCGGAATTCACATCTATTGACACCGCCGACAACGCGGCAGTATAGTTGTATTGCCTTATTTGCTTCACTATTGGTCCCTGCAAACCATCTGTAAAGTACGAACTCACAATCTTCCATGAGTTTTCGGGTAAAGTGAGATTCAAAGGCGGTATAATCTGTTGCCATGAAAATGTTTCCGTTGTTGTCCAAAGACTGTTGTACATATCTCGCACGTTCGGAAACTGGTATGTGCTTAATGAACTCAGGTCGCTGATAAAGTTCTCGCTCCAACGCTGCAAAGTAGGGAGCCACTCTGAGCTTGAACTCATCAACGCGGGCAAAGATAGATCTGGTGTGTTTGGCTCGGGGATAACATTCATCCTTAACAAAGCACTTAACACGGGTGTTGCGCACAGACCCAGGATCACCAAGAAAGTCAAGGTTCTGCAACAAGGAGCGCAAGGCGACCTTCCTATGTTCTGGGTATTTGGTGCTATCAATCCACTCACCGGCGTCGAGACGGTCGGCGGGATCGAGGGGCTGGACATTGTCACGTACCCAGCGCTGCACAAAGCGCCTAAAATGGCGACGAAAGCGAGAATTGGCAGCTGGAGGTACACAAGATATACGCTTAGCAATGGAAGCGACAATGGTAGGTACGTGATCAGGATCTCCATGTGGCCAGGAGCCGTCCAATACGTGGCAGCCAAGTGAAGTTTGGACAACACGCCTCCGATTAATATCAGCCACAGGTCGAACAGTAACTCTGGTTCGCGGATCTGGGTCTGGAATTTCTGGCAAAGTGATTTCGCCAACACGATATCCATACTTGACCCACCTTGAGGCGGTTGTCCTTGGTGAAAATCCGACGTCGAATTCAACTTATAACTACGAATGAAATCTCTAGCCATCAAAGTTGTATTGTGGATAGCCTGCGCATGGCAAGCACCCAAATTGACGTGTCCTGTGGACTTTGCTCCAGCCACCAATCTCTCCCAAAGTGCTGAATCACTCACGTGAGGCACATATGCGATTTTGATTAAGTGGCAGAACAAGGAGAGACTAATTTCTAATGTATCGTCTACTACCTTTTCCACTAATTCACCTCCAAGTCTACGTAACACACGGTTTCTAAAATGTCGAACTTTAATTAAACCAGTGTTTTCAGTAAGCTTGGGTATCACTGTCTTATCGTTGTGGATGCGTACATCAGTAGTAGGATCCTTCAATACTCCCTCAAATGACCAACTATCAAAGATAGTATCAAGAGAGGGGCTCAATCGGGACCACTTGAAATACATCGTAATAACGCACCACCCCACAACTACAACAACAGCAATAGGTAGGGTAAACATCATTATTATCACCCCCAACGTCAAAGCCTTCAACGCCAACACGAACGTGAAATACGAGTATAAGAACGGCGTCAGGAAGCTCAAAGTCAGGAACAATAACAAAAATATGTTGCGGAAATCTGAATCCCGCATATCCCTATCCACCCATTGGGATTTAAAATTTAAGCTTCTCGCGAAGCTTAACAACTCCTCCCCAACCACGGGGAAAGCTTCCACCACCGGTGGTTGCTTGTCGTCAACACCATCAACAAAATTAGGGTCAAGAGGATGAGGATTCTCGTTATCCTCAATTGCTTTCTTTTCCTCTTCCCCTTTCTGCAAAGACTCAACAATCAAATCTTTGCGTTTGCTGGACCTATTAACATCTCTATTAACCTTTGGCCCTGGTCCAGAACGATGCTTACCTTCGGTAAGCGGAGCAGATACCACCCCCTTCGCGGCCACTACAAAAGTGGACACTACGGGTAAAGCTAGACCTGCTTGAGCGAAAGCTGCCACCCCCTTCAATGCCGAAGCATCCACGGGTAAAGCTGGCGCTTTCTTGCCAGAGTATTTGCCATCACTATCACTGATGGTCTTGTCACCAAGGGCAGGGACACCTGCTTTGCCACCAACCTGAAGCAATCTAAGTTGGTCGCTTGTGACCGGAGAGGTTGACCCAGAGCCAACATCCGCCTCGCACGCCGGGGGAAGCTCCCCCACACCGAGCCCACCAATTCCTTTCTGAGTAACGCCGGATTTCGCAGATACTGACGCGCCAGCAAGATCAGAGCGTGAGCCCACAAGCTCCCACCTCCGATCCGCCTTAGGTGCGACATCAGCCACCTGTTTCCTCCCAACTAAGCCACCTTTGGCCTCCTCATCAAGCGGGGGTTCACGGGTATTCAACCCGGACGAATTCTGTTTCTTAGAACCCATGTGTGGTTGTTACAACCAAATGCGAGATGTATTTTAATTGGCGCCACTTAAGCATCCCAATTTCCACATGGTGTTAGCACACCTATCACTCCTTCTCCCTTTTTAAAAGAATGACAGGGCTTGCATAAATCTGCATTAACACCCACGTGACTATAGTCTCAGATGAATAGATCGTACAGAACATGGTAGTGGGTACCACCACGTCTTGTATTCATTTTTCCATCTGTTTTGGCCGGACCCTGGGGAGTGCTTATGAATCTTTGTTCAGTCGTCAACACTCTCTGTCGCAAACCACGACGGCCACCCGACACACTGGCATCAGGCATCGATTCGGCATTTCAGCCTAAACTCAGGGTATAAATCTCTCCCCTGTTTCTCGATGGATAAGGCAGA